CCGCCGACCGCCAACAGGAGCAGGGTCAGCACGGCTCCCGTTGGCGTGAACATCCAAGCGAACAGGACGGTGAGAAAATCGGCGGCTCCCTGCCCAGCCGTCTGAGTAACAGTGTCGGTGTTCATCAGAATGCATCTCCATCCGTTTCGAACTCGTCAGACGTTTTCTGGCGAGGTGGGTTCTTCGGCGCGTTGAGGTTCGCATGGTATTTCGCCGCTGCTTCCTTGACCTCTCCCGTGATACGCGCGCTCTCCAATGCGTCGGCGGCTTCCTGCTCGCTCATGTGGCCCTGTTGCCGGAAGTTGTGCATCATGCTGTTCTCCACCACCCCGAACGCCTTGTCTCCATCGGAGTTGAGACTTCCGTCCTCGGAGTGCATCTCGTTCAATGATTCATCGAGATCGAACGGATTGTCTTCGACCGGAGCAATCGGAGTCATGACCGTCGTGGGTCTGTTGCCCAGGCTTAGGATTTCGTTGCGGCTCTTCTCCGCTCTGGCTCCCAGTGCGTCGAGTCCGACCTTGGCTCCATGCCAGAGGTCACGGTTGGTGGCGAGCTTGCCCAATGCGACTGCACCTGCCGGCAGTGTGATCGGGTTGGATGTGAGTGCGGCAGCGGCGATACCGGTCGCCGCGACTTTGGCGCCACGCTTGACCACGTCACGCAACGGTTGGGATTGCATGACACCTAGGGCTGCCTTGCCTGTCGCGCCCAACAGCATAGCTCCTCCGCCCAGGCCGCGTGCGGTCTGATTAAGCAGGCTTGCACCTTTTGCCATGGTACGGGCGCGGCCGAGCGATGCGCCGGGATGGCGGGCCATATAGTTCTTGACGCGATCATCGTAGGACATGCCGCCCGTCATGAACGCCTGAGCTCTGTCGGCTTGGTTGGCGAAACGTGCGGCGACTCCTGCGAGGGACCCGCGTACGGTGCCTTCGTTCATGCGCCCCCATCTATAACTGAGGGAGTCTGCTCCGCGGGCTGCGATCGCATCGTATTCTTTCGCGTTGCGTCCGTACAGGTTGCGGTCGCCGCCGTCGAGGTCAAGATTCTTCCTCTCCGAATCGAGCATGGAGTCGAGTTTGCTTTCGCCGGCGGTAGGACCGAACATCCTGTGGCGCGGTCCGGCGTTGCGACTGGACATGCCGCCGTGGTTTCGGCTTGTGAGGAGCCGTCCCATGAGGAGACCGCTGCTTATTCCTCCGCCGATTCTCCTGAGGCCGGCCAGCACTCCGCCTGCCATGGCTCCACCGGTGGCGATTCCCATCATCGCTTTGAAACTGAACGGGTTGCCGACTTTGAGCACGCTGGTACAAAACAGGCTGATGGCCGCGATTGCAAGCACCGGACTGAAACCGCTGATCACGTTGTACATGAAGCTGCTGCTCATTTCGGAACAGAACTTCAACATAAGCTGGCAGATGAATGTGGCGATGGCTCCCAAAGCCGAATACAATCCGCCGGTCATGCTCAGGTTGCACGTGTATTTCACCCAGTTCTTCAACACGTTCTTCGGAGCTTCGCCTATGGGGAAAGCTCTCACGAGGAACGCTACGACGAGGAACAGCACCATCAGGACGAGCATGAGCTTGGTCATGATGAGGATGACGCTGAGCAATCCCCAGACGATCATGTTGCAGATGCCACCGAGCACGGAACCGAATGCACCCAGATTGTCAGGCGCTGAATTGCCGTACAGGTTGTCCAGGGTGATTCGCATCGCTCCTTCTCCGGTCGAAGAATCCTGCGTGTTACCAAGGTTGGCTTCACGCCAGGTTCCGCCGACGTTGGGGATATCGAAACGCCAGCCCAGGTTCGCGGCATCGGCGATGTCCGTGTTCTGGACGTTGCCGCTCGAATCACGGAAGTCATTGTCGTTGTGGAAGGCCTGATACTGGTCGCCTTTGAATTGCTTTGTGCCCAAAGCCACATTGCACAATTGGAGTATGTTCTGGTCTACCTTGACATCGTCCCCGTAGAAGTGGGCCCCGTTCCCGCCTGAGATGTCGCTGAATCCATCCTTCTTCAATCTGACGGTGAGCTTCCCGTTTTTGATGGCTCCTGTATCCTTGTCCCCCATGTTTTTGACGAGGATGTTCCAGCCGTCACGGCCGTACACCTTCCCACTGCCGTCGATACCGCAGGTCTCCCAAAAGATCCCCGCTCTGGTCAGTCGAACATATTTATCCCGGTCGTTCTGCTCCTTTTCCTTGTCATTGACGGAACTGTCCTGAGGGTCGATCCAACCGTGTTCGCTGAACAACCATTCCGCTGTGCTGGAATCGATACTCAAACCGGTTGCCGCATTCGTCAATGTCATTTGCACCGCAGGATCGGTGTTCGTGTTCATGTCAAGCACATGGCAGTACGCTTGCTGTGCGTTGTCGGCCACACCTGACGGCGTGTTCGGCCCCGCTGACGGATTACCCCATTGCATCGTCACCCACGATCGGAGAGCCGTTTCCTCCCACATGCGGTTCACGGCCTTGGTGATAGAGGATGTGTCTCCCCCGTTGCCGCTGGTCGCGGTGTCGTACTGCTGGTGCATGGCATACAGGTAATCCTGGCAGTTCGTATTACGGTTGAGTGCTTTGTTGCTGAACGCCATCATGTTCGATTCGCCGTCGTTCAACCCGTCCAGATCAAGTCCGACGGTGAGCTTGTTGACTGCGCCGTTGATGGTGTTGACGACCCACCAGGGACTGCCGGTCGCCGGTTCGGTCGCATTCTCCGCGGTTTTCGAGGCTCCTGTCCCCAACACGATGAGAGCCGCAAGACACAATACCGTGGCAAGCAGTCGTTTGCTCGCCTCTTTCGTGGTCCCGATGTCGAATCCCGCCGCGAGAAGCCATACGACGATGGCGGTCACCATCAACGCCGCGGGAATGCCGCCGGCCATGACACTGTCGATAAGGTTCGCCGTGGCGTGGTCGACCGACGCTCCGGCGGTCTTCAATGGGGTGAAGCTTGCCGCGAACTGGCTTAGCGACAAGGCGCACGACCAGCAGAGCTGCGTGATCTGCATCAGCATGTTCGGCAGGATGTCCCTCGTCGTATGGCTGATCATGGCGGGCACGTTGGCGATGAAACCAAGGATGCCGCTCGATGGTTCGATGCGGCTGGTTATGCTGCCGACATTGCTTCCCCATCGGCCGGACGGAAGACATGTCGTGTAATCGACTTGGGTGCTTGTGGTCGTAGCGCATGCCGGCGCACTCGCACCGCCATCGTTCTCGACCATGGCGAATGCTTGGGAGGGCAGTACGGCCACTGTCATCAGAACGACGAGCAGAACAATGAACAGCATGTTCCGTCGCGCTTTCATCCTGACCGGGAGGCTGGGCTGCATCTGGGTTGAAGCGCTCACAGTATCCACATCTCCTTCAGACTGCTTAGATGCTCTGGCTGATTCGAATTGGGGTAGAAAACCTCTCCGGCGATGTTCCGGCTCTGCAATCTCCTGAGGAGTCTTTTCCATCGGACCTGCTGGGTCCGGTCTTTGACTTGGCCGACCATGAGGAATGGTGCGGCGACCAAGCCGATGAGGATGAACACCACGCCGAATGTGATGCCGATGATCGGGGCGAGCATAAGACAGATCAACAGTCCTATAACACCGCCGATGATTGTCGAGAACACGGTCTTGGATCGGGCTTCCGTGCTTTTCGTGATCATGAACGTGTTCTTACGTTCGATTGATGCGGTGGATGAGACCTCGGTGATGTCATCCATGGTTTCCCTTGGATGCAATTGTCTTTGCTCGCCCATGAATATGTTCCCCGATCAGATTCCGAGGTAGTCTTTGCCTTGGCTGCCCACGGCGTTGACGATCCAGTCAAGAGCTGTCAGCAATGCCGGGATGGTTATGGTCGGGCCAGCGAAGATGAAGATGACGGCGAGAACGACGATGACTCGTGTGACGCTTGGACAGAACATGGAGACCAGCTGGTTGCTTCGCCCCATCGCCTTGCTGATTCCTCCCAGGATAAGCCCCAAGGCCAAGATCACTGCGGCAGCGGCGCCCACCTTGGTGATGAGCTGTCCGGCGGTCGAGTTGAGGATGCCGTCGAACATGGCGTGATAGCTTCCGACAAGATTGCTGGAAGCGGCGATTTCTATGGTGTTGCCCATTATTGGATTCCCTTCGAATTTGGTTTGAAGGAACCCTCCTGCGTTTCCCGAGTGTATCAACGGAATCGGTTGATAACGATAGGTTTTCGGTTTTTAACAAAGTTTCTTGCATTCTCAGACAACACGGGGAACACAGATTAAGAAAAACCCATCCGGCGTCAATGGAAGCCGGATGGGTTGGCATGTTTTTTTGCGGTCCTACTTGTCGCCGGGGCGATAACCGTCGTCGAAGTCTTTCACGCTCACGATGAACGCCGGCTGGATCTGTTCCATGTTTCTGGTTCTTACAGCGGCATGGTATTTGGGGAGGTTCGTCACCGCTCCTCCAGTCCACCCATCCAATCCCTCATTGTCGGTCAGACGTGCCGCGGTCAGCGTGGCTATGCGCGGAATCGACGTGTTGTAGCTGATGAACGTCGTGTACCCCAGGAACGAATCCAACAACGTGTCGGACAACTGGGTCGGGTATTGGGTGGCGAACACGAGAATCAATCCGAACGAACGCCCCTGCTCCCTCAGATTCTTCAACACGTCGTCCGACCCGTTCGCCAGCAGGCTCAGCTCGTCGCAGACGAGCATCGTGTGTTTGCCAAGCGTTAACCAGTCCTTGCAGTGTGCGAACACCGTGTTCCAGAACCGGTACATGAGCCACGAGCCCAGAATCTTGTCCATGAGTTCGGGAAGCGAGTGGCCATTGTGCGGGGCGAGCACGATGTGATAGTCGCCCGGGTGATCCAATATCCACTTCCATGTGACGGTGCTGCGTCGCGGTGTGAACATGTGTTCGATGGCGAGGAACTGGTTGACCTTGTTCACCGAGGCGTTGGTACGCTGCAGTATTTCACGATCGCTTCGCGCCGCCTGCCCCTTCTGATCCGGTCGTCCGTACAGTTGTTCTGCGGCACGCGCGGCCAACGTCATGTCTATTCCGAGAGGATCGTCCTTCAACTCCAATGCGAGAGCCCTGCATACCTGTCCAAGCGCTCTGGCTGATCCGGTTTGACCATCCGACCCACACAATGCGACCACGGCCCAGCCGATGGGTGACTGCTGTTGCCTGAGTTGACCGGCCCCGGGATACTGTTGCTCGAGTTGTCTGCATCTTCTTAGGATGTCCCCTGGCTTGTGTTGGTCGTATCGGCTTGCGGCCACGCCGATGGTCATGGATTGGGTGATGATGTTTTGGGAGTCGTTCTGAATGTCGCCGGCATTGAATGCGTATCTCATGGTTTTGGCGACGCTTTCCGCCGTCTCCTGGGCGTTCCTTCCCTCCTGCATTCCGAGCAAATCGAGACCGATGCTGGAAGGGTCGGTGAGGTATATGACACGTGGATGGGAGTCAATCCCCTGCGTTTGCCGATACCGGTCCAGCACTTCCACTCCGGTGTCGTCCTTCATCCAGAAGTGGATGAGTCGTGAATCCGTTCCCCACACGTCACGGCCGGTATCATTGCGATGGCTGATGGCCCATTGGCTGATGCCGTGGGTCAGAACGGTTTTTCCTGATCCGGCTTCACCGCTGATTGCGATTCCGCCATAGAGCTGTGTCGGATCCAAGTATCCGGGACGTCCGGAATCGTCCAATCCGATCAGGACGCCTCCATGGGACAATGGTTCGGGCACCGGGTGAAGGTCCTGTTTCACCGCCGTGGATTTCTGCACCGGCATGAACAGTGTGGTCGTGGTCATTGGGCTGAAGATCAAAGTGGTGCGTTGCGGGCCATATCCCGTCGCATACACTCGTTTGTCTTTCATGCCGAGTTTTGTTTCGGTGTCACTGAGATTCGCCTTGCGTTTGCGGCGAAGCCACCAGTATCGGCGTGGGCGTTGGAGAATATCATCCCATAGAGTGTTCCTCCACCATCTGATTCCAGCTGCAACAGTGAAGGCAAGAGGAATGATCCACAACCATGACGGTATCGGCAACAGCATCAAAGAGCAGTACGCCAACAGTCCCAGACATGCGAATTTGTAGTGCGGCGGTACTCGGAAGTACATTCGAGTGCTGTTGTCGTCGTTCAGCATGGCTTTCGCGTTTGCGGAGAGTAGTCCACTCAAAACCCAAGGCACCAGCAGCATCGCCGCTACCGTTCCCGCCAGCCAGAAGAATGTGGCAAGACGAATCGGAGTGATGACGGACAATACCATCGTCAACAGGGTGACAGCCAAGGTCACGATGAGTCCGCCCAACTTTGGGTAGCTGGGATGACTGCTCATGTTGGAGAGCAGCGGGAACATGGCCTGTCCAGCCCGTTGTGCGAGTTCTGCGTTCCGGCGGCTGTCGGCGCATGCTGCGGTGACTCGCGCGCAGAGCGTGTGTGCTGCGACAAATTCGTTGCCGTCCTCGACGGTGGAATGCTCGTCGGCAACCCAATCTCGAATTCGGGCCTGTTCGAAATATCCTTGCCTGCGGAGCGTTACGCTGACATAACTGTCTGCCGGCATCAATGCTTCGACGCTTTTCCGAATGCCGGCGGAATCGGTGCGCATCTTCTCCATCGTCGCCTTTGAATTCAAGCGGGCCCGCCATGGCACAAGAGAGTGAGCTGATCTGCCGATTCCTTCCGGCAGTTCGGGTTCGCCGTTCCCTGGCAGTGGGCTGATGGAAAAGCCGGCGAGATCACCCGCCTTGCGTATGCCTTCGCCATCGCCATGCACATATTCACGGACCGGCTCGTTTCCCACTCTGACGAGCAGCAGCGTGCAGTCCTCCAGATTTCCTGGGACATCATCCGCGATGGATCTCAACTGGTCGCCATCGAGTTGGCTGATGCTGCGAGTCACCTCGTACCATGCTTTTTCTTTTTCGCTCATATCCGATGCCCTCCTGTCAATTCGATTGTTCTGCGGTTGCCGGTTCGGTGGAGTAGAGCATGGCCAAGGGGAATCCTTCCGGCAAGTCGAACTTGGTCAGCTTCTCTCTTTCCAACAGTTGATATAGCCATGTGGTCATGCGGACCGTCGCATCCTTGTCTGCCAACGCCCATCCCAAATCCGCATACCCGTCCTTGACGGTGCTCTGGTCGCCGATGGTTTCCCTCATCCGTCGTATGGTCTTCACCGCAATGTATTTGGAAACGTCGAACATGATCGCATCCAATTGCCAGAGTCGTATTTTTTTCAAAGCCGGATTGCGTTGCAGGTTGACCATGAGGAACGGGACCACCAGCGAACGGCGTCCTGTTTCGCAAAGCGTCCGTATCTTCTGCAATGCACGGTAGCGTTCGGTCTTGGCTTCCTCCAAACGCTGCTGGTTGGTTGCGAAATTTTCAGGAAGAGAGTTCAACGCTTTCACCTCCGATATACCCGTAGAATCCTCCCCGGTATGCTTCCGGCTTCCGCCATCCACTGACATCCCAGCCCCATTGGTGTCTGATTGTTTCATCCATGACCGTCCATCCCCAGTCACGGATTGTCGTCACAGGTTTTGTTGATGGGGTGCATCGGCTCCAGTCCGGTGAGAACATGCTGCGTTCGACGTTCAGCATGTCCCGGTATGTTCCGATCCCGCCGGTCGGGTTGCCTTGCTCGTCGAACCAGTCGTCCCATAACGCGAATCCCATACGCGACGCCACGGATGGGTCGCCGACCAACATCTCGTCGGCATGGCTTGCCGTTTCGATGATGCTGCCCAATGCCGGGTACTGCCATTGGCTGGTGTCGCGTATGAGCAGCCAGATACAGATGAGTCCACGTCGTTGCATCGGCGAGTAGGCGAGCAGCTTCGACCAATTGGAGATTTTCTGGCTCATGTTATTTGGGTGGACCTGCACTTCGATTCCCGCAAGCACGTTGTTCGATGCGAGTGCGGTGATGTCCGTCGAACAGCTGTGAGGCAGTCCGGCTTCGCTGACCGCCTGCGGGTCGATGAGCCGGAACGCTCCCCAACCGTCGCCGCCGACGAGTTTGATGTCCGGATTGACGCCGAGATGCAGTCCGACGTGCGCCGCATACGTATTGTGGCGCACGTGGCGTCTCATTCCGATCAACTGCTTGTCCGAAAGCATTCTACGAAGCCAAGTTGCTGAATTAAACAGGCCGAGCGTGTTTCGGATGAGTTTCTTGTCGGAGCTCAACGACAACCAGGTTTGCGGGATTATCTGCCCGGAAAATCTTTCGTAAGGACTGAAGCCGATGTCGATGACTCCCAGCCGACACAACGCGCCGTACAGGTTCGGTTCGTCGCGATGGAATTCGGGAGCTCCTTTCACGGAGAGTCCCGCCCGAAGCTGGTCGACGGTGCATGTCCTCCATGAAAGCAATGCGCCGATGATGCTCGTAACCAATTCACTGTTTGCCTTGACCATGCTTTCCGCGAACAATCGGTTCGGGACGATCCACTGATGACGTTGCGCCAACACTCCGGGGTGTTCGTTGTTCGCCACGTCGCTTCCGCGAATCCAATCGGCGTCGCTACCCATCGGCCATAGAGCACGGTCATCGGGATTCGGTGTGAGTGAGAGATCAACCACGATGGAACCACCCTTTTTTCTTTTTCACTTCGAACTTGGCCGGTTCGAATCCCTTATCGGGCAGAACCCATTCAAGGGTCTGCTCTCTCGCCAAGTCCAGATTCGAGTCAGCCCAATTCGATTTACCGGATGCGATCAGATTGCCGGCCTCGACCGTCTGGTACTCGACTCCGAGAAAAATCCCGTATCTTGAATAATCAAGTGGCCGGTAGTCTGTCATTCCGACCGGGACCGTGTCTTTTATTCCGATACATTCTCGGGGCAAACCGTAACGGGGAAACGCGCTGAGCAGATTCAACGCATCTCCTTGCGTTTGCACGCCGGCCTTGACGATGACCAGGCAAAGGTCGCCGGCAAGAACGTAGGGGACGACCATTCCTCCGGCGGCTGTGGTGCTGTCCTGCAGATCGTCTGCGCTGATACGGTCGAGATCCAGGACGACGAAGTCCCAGAGCTTGCGTGCTTCCTCGATGTATGCGCGGTAGTGGTCCCACGACACCATCGCACCGGCCGGTGGAGCGAACGAAACATCGTAACCGATGTTGAACATTCGTCCCGAATTGGCGCCGTATTGTGCCGCCATGCCGGGACGCCAGTCGGCTATGGTGCGCGCCGGCATACGCTGCCCAGGGTCGAAGAAGGAACGTTGCGATGACTGTCTCATGTTGCCGTCGATAAGGAGGGGGCGTAGTCCTTTTTCTCTTGCCCGCTCGCATAATCTGCGTGAGGAAACCGTCTTTCCCACGCCTCCAGTGTTCGATGTGACAATGATCATGGGTGCCGTCTGGCGGGTCCTGTTCAGGATGATATCGCCTACCAGACGCTTGTCGATTGTCTGTATCCGCCAGAACTCGTGGACGAAATCCGTGATGCTTCGGTCCATGAAATATTCGGGGAGGGCCTGCGCTCCGATGGGTATCTGTCCGCGGTCGATCCAGTAGATTGTCCAGCCTGCATCGGCGACCGGCATCCAGTTTCCCGGGAGGTTCGTGAACACGATTCCCTGACGGCCTGGACGCACCGGGTGCCTTGTCAGGAAGTCTGCCTGGGCTGCGAAATCCTCTCCTGCGGGCACCCTCCAACGCTGTTCGGGGACCTTGGATCGCAGCACGTCGAGGATGCCTCCATGTCCGATTATCAGACTTGCCATCTTTTCTCCAAGTTCCTTTGAACTGTTTTTTGCTTGTTCCGGGGGTTTGCTCCGGAAAGAGACCATTTTTGACGAAACAACACTGATTTAGTTTTATTGACTGTTTTTTGTTTTTGTTGCTTGTTCGTCAATCGTCCTGTCTGTTCATTTCTTGATATTACGTCATATCTTGTTATGTGCCGAATATTTGTTGAAATTAACCATTCAGGATGATGCTTTGCTGATGTATGGGTTGTTGCGGTTCGTTGCTTTGTTGCGTTTTCGTTCCGTAGGTTCGTTGCTTTGTTGGCAATGTTGCGGTTCGTTGCTCTGGTTTTACCCTGCTGTGATGTGGTAATGGTGTCTTGGTGTTTGTGTGATGTGTTGCGGGTTGGCTTCTTTCTCTTGTTCTTGGATTGTCTTTTTCTTATTTCTTCTTCTCTTCTTTTTTTCTGACTTTTCTTGGTTGCCTGTCTGCTCTTTTGTTTTTGTCCGTGATTTTTCTGGTCCGCTAGTTTGCATGAGAAACGGCGGCCGCGCGGCGCCGCGCCGAAGTCAAAACGGTTAATTTCAATATTTTTTCGGTTATTCGTTGTTTGCTCGGATACAGTCGTTGAAGACGGTTCACTCGAACGGTCCTGCCTTGACGAAGGGAGTTAACGATGGCAGATTTTCCATGGAACAACAATTTCGGCACCCCGACCCCAGCCCCAGCGCCGGTCGACGATTCCGAGCCGGTGAACGAAGCCGGGCAAGCGGACGATTCTGAGAACTGGTCGGCATCGGGCGAGGATTCTCAGCCTGACGTCCAGCCGGAAGAGACGGATTCCGTCGATGAGACAACGCCCGACCGTGAGGAAGAAACCTCCGTCAAGGGTGCCAAGACCACGCGGCGCAAGACCGCGAAGAAAAACTCGTCCTTCCCTCATTTGGAAGCCGCCTCGTACGCGAAGATCAAGGACATGCTCGACGTTCTTTCCGATGACCGTACCGCGAACATCGCCAAGATTCTGTGCGAGACCAGCAAGACCGACGCTCCGGTTCTGCTTGAGGTGTTGACGGAAACCAAGACGCGGAAGCGGGTCGCCGAATTCTCCAAGTTCGTCAAGGAACTGGCTGGCGCTCAACCGTCCGACCTGAAGATGAGGCTTGCTTTCGCGTTCATGGAAGACAAGACTCTGTCCAAGACTCTGTTCGCTGTTTTGAATGCCGCCGAACCGGATCGTGGTTTCGGCCGCGCGTCCGGTGAGCCGATGAAGGATGTCAATGCGGTGGCTGAACACTGGGGTGACGGCGTTGATCTCAGTGTGGTTGAGAAGCTGAAAATCTGACGGCCGGCATCTCGGGATGCTTGAACGGTTGGATACGAACATGGATCCGTATCCAACCGTTTTTTATTATTCCGCGATGAGCTGCACACGGTTCTCCGCCTTTGGCGGCATCCCGTATGGTCTGATCACGAGGCCCGCCCTCGTCAACGAGAATACCCAGATTTTCTGAATCTGGTTGAGCTTTGTGAGGCTGACGGTGAGGTGTTTGGTGGACACCGTCTCCGTGCTCGTACCGGGGACGATCTTGTATAGATTATTTCGACTGATATACAGTTCCTTCTGCTCCGGACAGTAGAGCGTCGCGAACACCAGCAGATCCAAGGACAGGCTTCCGCCACTGGTTCCGACGACGGCGGAAAGAGGAATCTCCTTCGGTTCGCGCGACATCAATCGGACGTATTCCCAAGTGAAGGTAATGGTTTTTTCGTTCCAGCTTTCGCCTTGGACGATGTTCGTCTCTTCGATCGGTTTTATTTCTTTGCCGTCCCTTGAAGTGAACGTGATGTCCTGATAGCCGATGATGCTGGTGACCGTATTCTGTCGGCCGCAGCCTCCCGTCAGCATGCCCATTCTGCGGGCCACTTGCCGTACGTCCTTGCCGATGGTCAGCGTCCTGGTCTTGCCGTTGTAATCCGCGTTTTGTGTGTTCACGAACGTCGTGAACAGGATGCTTAGGAGTCGAGGCGTCCTGCCGAATGCGAGCGGATGTTCGTTGCCGCGCACGTATGGGATGAGCGGGTATGCCTCTTCCGCGACGTAAAGAATTCCGAATCCTGTGGCTATGCCGTTGTCCATCCCGACGCTTCTCAGCCTGTGTATTTTGTTGAGCATCCCGACTCTTCCCCTGTTTTTGCTTTTTCGGTTGATACCAACAATTTTACGGTTTTTCATACGCGACATGCCAACATACCCAGTAAGGCAGATGCTTGTTTTACACCGTCGAACCGAAGACCTACTGGCCTTTCTTCCTGGGACTGAGGTTCAGACACTGCAGCCGGTAATGAATTCTGCAGGACACCAGTTTCGGGTCGAGTTTCCCATACGCATTCCGGGCCATGTCGATATACAGTCGACACCCCGGATCCGACAAAGCGAAATCACCGACACTCCAACCCAATGGTTCCTCCTCGTGAGACTTATGCCTCGCCATCAGAAAAAACAACCTCCGATTCACACCGATTCGCATCCGGATTCGACGGCCGACGCGCCGTCCAAGTTGGTCAAAAAAAGGCGGGCATGCTGGAGGCGTTGGGGTCGTCACCCGGCATGCCCGCCGGTCGTGGTTCTTATTTGTTCCACTGCGGGTCGTTCGGGAATGAGATGGGCGAGCCGCCCCACATCTGCCTGTCTGAATTGATCATCGCTTCGGTGTATCCGCCGTCCATGAGACTCTGGGTCCTGAGGTCGAGGTCGGGCCTATAGTGCTTGGTGGCTGGCGGTATCATGCCCATCATGTCCCCGCTGTTGAATCGGAGGACTTCCTTGTCGGCTTCCTCGCCGGCGATCAGCACGTCGATGTTGTTGAGCAATGTCATCGCGCTTTTCGTGTACGGGATGTCCCCTCTTCTGATGCTTCCCGTGAAGGTGATTTTGCATTCCCGGAGAAATTTGACGTGTTCGTCGATGTGTTCCAAGAGGTTTGGTGGTGTCGCTTCGACGAGGTGCGATCCGATGTTCGGTTCTGCCGTGAAGGTCATGTTGGCTCCTGTTTTTTTTTGATATCAACCGATTACGTTTTGTCGTTTTGGGGGAACCGCAATCGCCGTCTTCGGCATCGCTTGTGGTGGCCCTGAGGTAATTGCGTTGGGGGTTCCGCTATTTTCTCGGTGTGTATCTTTTGTTTTTTTATGTGGACGCGTTCAGCATATCGCGACACTCCGAAGATTCACCCCCTCCCCTTAATTCTCTTTTACTTGTTATACTGAATACGTCCACATAAATCGAAAGAAAACAACGACAACCAATGGAAGAACACGACAAACGCTTCTGGCGAAACATGACATTCGCCCAGCTCAGAAACCGACGGGTACGAGTCTCCGCATACGGCGGCGACATGATCCTCGAATTCCGACTCACTCCCGGAATCGGACACACGCTCGGAGCCCGGCAATACACTGTCAACGGCTTCGACATCGGCGAACTGTTCCACGAAGGCCATGACGGATTCATGGAACTCACCCGGCAGAAAGCACCCGTCAGCATCAAGCTGCTACCCGACGAACCCGAATACAAAATCATCGAAGACATCACCGGCGTGCAACCCGGAGACGTCTTCGTGCAAACGAACGGGAACAAATATCCAGTACAGGAAATCACCGATGACGGCCATTGTCTAGTCCTGATTGACTCCAACACCTATCGGATTAATGACGACGCATTCGACCATGCTTTGCGACCGGCACCCGCACGAATTCCGGATCGCCCCGGACTGTGGGAGGACAAGTCAGACGGCCTGTACACCGTGTGGAAAAACGGTCAGGAGCTTTGGATCATGCAGATACGCGAGTCCGATGGGCGTTGGATGAACGGCCCTGCGCTGCTAATCGGCAAGACGGGAGAAAACGTCAACGATTCAACGACAAAGGATCTGTCCTCGAAAGCTCCATTCCGATTCCATGATGAAGAACTGTGAGGGGAGAGAATGCAATCCGTCACCAACATTTTCGACCAACTGCGTCTCTCTCCGCCTATTCCTGGACCACTGCACAAGAGAACGGTTGACGCTGCGGATCTTGGCACCACCGCCGAGGTTCTTGCCGCGGCGAAAGCCCTATACCGGCTCGTCGAAGGTCGTAGTGGCCGTCAGATTCTCGACTTCGGGCAACTCCCGAAACGAGATCAGAACCGGTACATCAACGAAGCGTTCAAAGCCTTCAACGATGCGCGAAAGGAAATGAAATGCGGTTCCGAACGAAAATCCTGAACCACTTCTGCCGAGGATGTGGAACCCTCCTGTCGGCAGATGAGAGACAGACCGGACTCTGCTCTTCCTGCTGGTTCGAAAAGGAGAAGAAGCAGTCCCTTGATGACAAGGACTGGCAGGAGGAACTGCTTCGAGAACTCGACGGATATCAGCCGATGGCGGGCCGATAAGAGACCGTAATTCAGAACGACAAGGAAACCGATGAGTATTTTTTTCATACAAGAAAAATCAGTTGACGGTTGGAAGCCCGCCTGGCATCGGAGTCTCATGCCTTCTTTCGAGAGCAAAAGACAAGCCATGCGCACCGTCCGAAGATATGTCACGCAACACGACCGAACGAGGCCAAGCATGTTCCGGATTCTCAAGATGAAGGTCTGATATGACGGTGCTGCGCATCGACAATGACGACGGATCATGCCGGCTGGAGATACCCGGGGCCAATCGCCGCTGGTCCCTGATCCTGTTGAGGGTTCCCAGCTTTAACGGGTTCAGCGCATACGTGACACCACAGGGCGGAAAGCTCGACGCGAACACTCCGAAAACATCCGTGTCAGACATCAGCGACCTGATTTCCGTACGCGACTTCATCGATGAAACCATCGCACAACACAATCAAGGACCAATCAGTGGCAGAAGAACAAACCCACTTTGAAATCATCGAATGCGAGAACTACATGCCCGTGGCGATCCGTCAATTCGACTCGGAGGAAGAGGCCATGGAATACCTGAACATGCGTCTCAAATCAGAACAGCCAACCCATCCATCCGAACGCCATGAGGCACAGGAATCCGAGGGGACGACGGCGCAGGGGCTGCATGAATTCTCAGAACAGCTCCGCATCCAATCCATTCTGCGCATGCTGGAAATGAACGCGAGAGGAGAATTCAACGCCTTCGAACGCATCGAACTGTATGCCGCGCTCAACAATCAAAGAACAAGAAAAGCTCTTGGAATCACCGTCGAATCCTCTCCTTGCAAACAGAACCGCCAAAGGATTAACACGCAATGACATCAGGGAAAAAGCTCGATCGGGAAACCGTCGATTACCTTCGTACGCTGCCTGAAATCGTGCGCAGAGTGCAAGGCGGACGAATCTACTACACGAACTCCTTCAGGACGCAAGCGACGGCACGCTATGCCATGGGAGACCGGCCCGTCGACATCTTCCGCGACAACGGGATAGGGCCCGAAGTGATCGGGTACAAGCGCATCGAACGCTGTATCGCCCGGTGGAAAGAAAACCCGGACGAATTATCCACAGTAGATAGTCGAACGTCACGTCTGAAGCGCATCGAGGAAGAAATCAAATACCTCGAGCAGCAGGCGAAGAAAATCCGACTGGCCGAGGATAAGGAGGCGAGCAAGCAATGAACGATCCGTTTAACCAGGAACTACCACACAAGGATGAAGCGGAACGCACCGTATTGGGTGCGATGCTCCAATCCCGTACCGCCATTGACGAGGCGCGTCAGAAAATCACGGAAAACGACTTCTACCAGCCGAACAACAAAACGATTTATCGTCTGATCTGCGACCTGTCCGATCAACATGGCGACGTTGACACCACACTGCTTTGCATGACATTGACCGAGCGGAAAATGCTTGATCATGTTGGAGGCCTGAACTACGTCGGCAAGCTCATCGATTATGCTCCGACCACGTCGAATGTCGGCATCTACGCGGACATGGTCAAAGACGCGGCGAAACGACGCGACATCATCGCCATCGGCACCCGCATAGCGCAAATGGGTCATGCGAACGATGCCGACACCGACAGCATCATCGGCAACGCCTTGGACGAGGCGTTCCATATCGGCGAGGACGATTCCAGTACCGATTACAAGGACATCTATACGGTTTCCACCGATATGCTTGACCATCTCGACAAGATTCAGAAGGGGGAAATCGCCGAAGGAGTCCACACCGGATTCAGGGACATCGATGACGTGACCCACGGTCTGCAACCAGGGCAGATGATCGTCGTCGCCGGACGCCCGGCCATGGGAAAGTCCACGTTGGGAATGGACTTCGCACGGAATGCGGCCATTCACGACAACCAATGCACAGTCGTCTTCAGCCTGGAAATGAGCCGTGAGGAAATCGCGCAACGCCTGTTCTCCGCCGAGACGAACATTCCGTTGAATGTTTTCCGCGACCCGTCTCAGATGACCGACGAACGATGGCGAACCGTCAACGGTTTTTGGCAGAAGCTCAAGGACAAGCCATTGTATATCGATGATTCCGCGAATCTTAAGGTCCCTGATATTCGAGCGAAATGCCGCAGGTTGAAGGAGACAAAAGACCTGAAACTCGTGGTCGTCGACTATCTGCAGCTCATGTCCAGTGGGCGCATGACCGAGAACCGTCAGCAGGAGGTAAGCGACTTCAGCCGCCAGTTCAAACTGTTGGCCAAGGAACTGCAGGTGCCGGTCGTGATCCTCAGCCAGCTGAACCGCAACGTGGAAATGCGCGCCGACAAAGTACCTCAAATGAGTGACCTACGCGAATCCGGCTCCATCGAACAGGACGCCGACGTGGTGTTCCTCGTACACCGTCCCGACGCCTATGACAAGGAAGATAGGCCCGGTGAGGCCGACATCATCATGGCCAAGCATCGCAACGGCCCGACCGAGACTTTCCACCTTGCTTTCCTTGGAAGCAACAGCAAGTTCAAGGACATGCCGCAGGACTATACGACCGGAATCTGACCCACAGAAGAAAAAAGGAAAACCCAATCATGGACGCGAAAATCACCGCCAAAGTGGAAACCATCACCCCGGAAATAGCGAAAACCATGCTCGGCGAAAACGTCAACAACCGGCGTATCAGCCGAGACAACGTCAACTTGTTCGCCCGCGAAATTCGCAACGGCGAATGGCGGTTCAACGGTGAGGCCATCAAATTCGGCAAAGACGGGCGACTGCTGGACGGCCAGCATCGTCTGCTCGCCGTCATCGCCGCCGACAAGCCGTTGACCACGCTCGTCATCCGAGGGTTGGAAGACGAAACCCAGCAGACCATGGACAGCGGAAAAACCCGCACCTTGGGCGACGTGCTCACCTTGCGCGGAGAAAAGAACTCCACGCAGCTCGCCTCACTGGCCCGCGCCGTGTATCTGGCCGACCAGCTGGGCATGGAGGCCGCCGCTCAGAACGATTTGAAACCCACGCGCGGTGAGATTATCTCGTTCATCGACCAGACCCCGCAACTGGCGGACGTGCTCGCCGCATCACGCGCGTTCCGCAGCCAATCCGGGGACATGCTGACCAGCAGCATGTTCGCCTCGCTTTGGTGGACGTTCGCGCACATCGACACGGATGCGGCCGACAGGTTCTTCATGAGCCTCGCCAGCGGTGCGAACCTGCAAGCCGACGATCCGATCCTCATACTGCGCAACACGTTGATGGCTCAGCCTCACAAGGCCGGCCGTTCCACCCGCGACAACCGTGTACGCATCGCCGCATTGACCATCAAGGCGTGGAACAAGTGGCGTAAGGGCAAGCCTCTCCGCCAGTTGAAGTTCTCAGCCGGAGAATCGTTCCCTACGCCACTCTGACCGGTTATCCACAATCCACAACAACTGTCCACATAAAAAAACAATCAAAAAAGGAACCATCATGGCATACAACAAACGCTACCGCGTCTCCCACACATTCGAAAACGGGACCCGATTCATCGGCACCATCGGGATAAGGAACGCAACCCCGGATTTCCCTGAAAACATCGAAGGCCGTATGATCGTGGAATCGGTTAACGGACGATTCCAAGGCGTCTTCAAACTTGTCAACGGGACTGTCGGCCGCGTTTCTGGCGTAGTACTTCCACCTCATCCAAAAAATTGGATCTTCGAGCCACAAGGTGCAGACAAGTATCTGCAAAACGAGACCGGGCCGAACGTGGAACTGCCGCGCACCGAACTCGACATCGCATCCAACCGGGAGCCCCAGTATGACAGTGTCCTCAGCGACGGGACTCCCGACGATGCGGAATTGTTGAGTCTCATCGCCTGACCGGAGCGAGAAAAAAATGGCCCAGATACCATCCGGATTCACGTTCAACGACGACATCACCGAAGACGCAAGCGAAAGATTCCCGCCGCCCGCATTGGGCTCCACCAGCATCAACTGGAATGACGCCGGCAGCGTATACGACGCGATTCAACAGGTCAGCGAACAGTTCAAACAAGCGTTCGCCGACCTCATCGACCAGTCCGCAAAAGGCACTGACGATAGCGTGGAATCACGCCTGTTCTTCACCATCGCCGCCTACAGCGCCATGAACGAACTGCACGACATGACCGCCCCCATACTCTCCAGCACGCTCATGAACCAGCATCCCGACTGGGTGCCGGTCATCAACGGCTGCGAAAGCAACGAGGAACTGATGGAAGCCTGGCCGGACGTGAAAACCGTGCATGACGCGCAAATCCAAGCGAACAAAACCGGACGACCGGTACGAGTCCATTTGAAGGACGCCGACGTGGACGCGATCATCTCAGTACAACCGATAAAAGAGGAGGACTTCCATGCTGAACGAGCGGCCTGAAGGCAAAGACAAATTCGGATATGTGCTTATCGGATTGCTTGTCGCCTTCGTTATAATCCTGGTAACTTCGGCTGTCATCTGGAATTCAAATCATCCTGAGAAAGTCCAAGAAAACTTTGAAAAAATCGACACCCAGCAAGCAGAAGAGAAGAAGGGCGCCAAGCTCGGCCCCTACACCATCCAGTTGAAGGACAAAAAAGTAGTGGACTGCGTAGGTGGAGCCCTATATACCTATAGCGGGATAAATGTTATACCAACCTGCGATTGGGATCACCCAAGACAGCTGGCCCCTGATGAGAAAGCCAACAGGCAAGCCACATACGTGACCCTAGGAAACGGCGAACAGGTTCCCTGTGCAGGCAACAGTTACATCGAATGCGGCTGGCAGTTGAAAGACGAACGATGAGCTTCACCAGCCTCGCATCGCATGTAATCCTGCTAATGCTCGTCAGCTGGATGGGCGCCGAATTATTGGCCTCTGGGAATCGGATGATCCGTAGGGTGTTCGGGAAGCTCAGCGTACTGCTCGGCATGTATGCGTTGACATGCCTGCTGATAGACGTATCCAACCTGACCCATGGGCATGCCCCGTTCATCGGTCTGCCGGTCAGCGGAATCATGCTGTGCGTCGCGGTTCTGTATGCGATTCGACATATCGGCGGATACAGGAAAGGACAATGATGGTTGACTATTCCGATTGGTTGAATTCTCTGCCTAGGGAATTCCATCTGAATACTGGGTGGTTTCTGGTCATTGCAATCGTCTCCGTATCCGTCATGTTTCTGATACTCGCTCGCTGCAGAGACCTCACCGATAGCTTAGGTTGGGAAAAATGCCAAGCATGCATCACAAGCCTCATCATCGCCGCCTGGGCAATTGGACTGCTTTGGTTGTCAACTACAACCGGAACGGAGCCACAGTACTTGACGTTCACGGAAAAGACGGAACGGACGTTCAATGTCAGTCATCTGCGTTGCGAAAATATCGGCGGATGCCCATCCAAGAAGCTGCCGGAAGATAGAACCGAGGCCACGTGGCTGCAGGGCAACAGGTATGTCAAGGGGTGGATACTTGTGGACGGCAACAAAGTCGGTCTCGTTGGATCCAATGGAATCCTATTAACGGTTAAGGAATCGTAATGAGCAGGACAATGACCTATGAGCAGCTGGAGTTGAACGGTTGTTATGCGATGCTGTGCGAAGCGTTGCGCGCCTGGTATCGGATCCAACATGACCATATTCGCGAGATCGCGGCGAAAACGTTGAAGGATGTGTACGGGTACGAATTCCACTCGAACGGCGGAGGCTGCCCGTGGCGTCTCTCGTCCGTCGACCATGAGTGGGCGTTGAACAGTATGCGCGCTCTAGGCCTGCCGGAAGACAAGTTCGCAGAGAACACGATTGTCCTTGCTCGCCTGCTTGACGGCCAAAAGAAGGACTATGAACTCACGTCGGGACATACCTTGGAAACACCGAAAACCGTATACGGTTCCGACATTGACCGGCTTGTCGTAGTCGAACAATTCCATAATGCGTTCCGACGTATCACCACCGACTGGGACAATACTCTAAACAGAAAAACCATGGACAAGAACCTGGAACAATTGCTACCCATGGCCGCGCATGCGGTACGAAGCGACCGTGAGGGCGGGACACCTGAACTGCGGCCGATGCTCGACCTATGCAAGAAAAGGCGGGAAAACAATGAGTGCCGATAGCAGACTTCTAGTCCAGGCCGTGCGCGAAGGAATTAATCGGGAGCACCTGCTTCTGAATGATGTCGACGGACAGCTCGGGTGGAGCAGAGACAAGACGAAGAACGTTTTCTCTGGTCGAACCAAACTATCAGGCGACGATGTGCTGGACATTCTCAGCAATCCGAATGTGCCGATTCCGGACTTTAAACGGTATCGCATGTTCCTGCGGATCAGACAAGCTTTGCTCACGCCGGCGGAAGACGGGGAATGAACGGGACCATCGAACAGTTGCGTGCAGCCGTCTACGGGCAGGCGATAGGTGACGCATTGGGCGTACCATACGAGTTCCACGACCGGAATACGTTCACCTGCACCTGCATGATCGGACACGGCACGCATAATCAGCAGGCTGGCACGTGGTCGGATGACACGAGCATGATGCTCGCCACCTTGGATTCGCTGATCGGCAACGACTGGCAAGTGGACATCGAGGACATGCAGCACCGGTTCAACGCTTGGCTATATGACGGCGAATATGCCATCGACGGAAACGTGTTCGACTGCGGAAACACCGTACGAGAAGCACTCCACCGAGGACATGGACTCCATGGCGAATGGGACAATGGAAACGGTTCTCTGATGCGTATCATGCCTCTCGCATTCACCGAAGCCGACCGGGAGACAGTCGGTGAGGTGAGCGCCATCACGCACGCCCACCGGTTGAGCCAAGAATGCTGTTGGGCTTGGGTGCAGCTGCTTCGTTCAGCGTTGCACGGCAACGGTTTAGGTCGTCTCGGTTCATATGCGAAAGGTTACGGGCGTGATTCCGTCAAATCAGGCGGATATGTGAAAGACACGTTCAACGCCGCCATCTGGTGTGTGTCCAACACCAGCAACTATCGGGACTGCGTGCTCGCCGCCGTCAACCTCGGCGGCGACACCGACACCACAGCAGCAGTCGCAGGAAGCATGGCCGGAATCCTATACGGATACGAGGCCATACCCGAAGAATGGGGGGAACAATTACAGGGCAAGAACATCATCGAACGGGTATTGGATCGTCTTTTTCCTGGGAAAAAACAATTCCCGAAAAACGAGGATTCAGCTGAATTCTCACGAATACTCTGAAGCCAACAGCCCCTGAAAGAAAGGCATTCAGATGGTTGATTCCAGGAAATCCATTCAAGCAAGACAACAACGTCGCCGAGCAAACGGTGAATTCGCGGAGGAACAGGATACCGGTCTGCCCTCCGGCGACACGTTGACGGACTTCGAACGGAAACGATTGAATAATGCGATGCTCGCCGCCGAAACGAACATCATCATGGATCCGGATGTAGCCGACTGCGCGGGATACGCCACCAGACGATTGGATGAGCTCATCGCCCGTCCGGCAAAGCCTGGCGAAACCGATGACATGCCACTGATCATTGAAAACCTGCGATACGATCCACAGGCCCCGGGCGGCTCCCATGCCGACTATATCGCCGACCATATAGAGGCCGCATACGCCGGCATACCGGTCAAAGCGCCTGACCGTACGCAATTGGAACAGGAAACCCGACAGCATATTCTCGAAACCGCATTGGATCCGAACTGGGAGCTTCACAAGCTTGGTTTGGAGCCCGTACAGCTAGGCGAACACACGAACGCATACACGGGACCGCAGCCGGAGGATTGGGTCGGGGATTACGACGAGGAAGCTGCGGAACGCCGCTATGAAGCCGCATGGAAAGGAAAACAGACCAAGAAGGCCCGGTACGATGCGGCGACGGAGAAACACCTGTCACCGTTGAACGATGACATGCGCGACCTGTACGTGAAGAACGTCGACCGTGGGCTGATCAACGGCAGTGCGTTCGATGACAAGATGGCTTTCGCTGACACGCTGCATGAGCTTCAAGATGATGGCTGGAATCCGGAAAAAGGTAAGGAATACCGTCAGTCCAAGGACTTCAAGAAACTGGAAAAACAGTTGCTGGACGGGCGGAAACCGACTCGCCGATACCGTCAGATGCGCGACGCATTGTGCGACAACGAACAGGAATACCGACGGTTCATGGCCGCGAATCCTGACGTGTTCGACCCGGACGAGAAGGCGAAGAAGCCATTCGCCGGCCTTGGCCCCGATGTCGGCCAAGCGGCGATGCTGCGCCTGGCCGCCAAACACCGTGGCGTCAGGGGGGCGCTCGCCCTGGCACGCTGGGATCCGGGCGTCGAATACACGGTGCCGGACGCGAAACACCACACGTTCCGCATGGAGCATGACCGGCCGGGAATCGGACACATGAGCGACGGCAGCACGTATCCGGTGGGCCACACCATCATCACCGCGAACGGCATTAAACCGTCGAGCGTGATGAGCTGGATCCACCGTGAAAAGCCCGGTTCTCCTGAATGGGAGCATCGGGCTCGGCAACGGTTCATGGAACAGAATGGTGGTGACTGGCATTCTGCCAGCTGATCGTATTCTGCTTCGCTAAGCGCACCGAAACTCCGGTGCGCTTTTTTGTTTTTTTCATTATCCCATTTACGTGTTATACTGAATATGTCCACATAAGAATGAAAGAGGAAAGCAATGAGCATCACAATCAACGGCCAAACCAGCCCAGCCACAGAATTCGCATGGGACGGCTGTCACAAAATCTACCTGCTCGACAACGGCGACGCCGACAAGAACGGCAAATACGGGTACATGCTCTCCAAGAACGGAGAAGCCGGATACAAGGTGCTGCCAGTCTCGGAACTACAGCGCGTATGGGACCAATCCTGCCCGCTCCGCTTCATCAACAACTGGGCGCTCGACAAGAATTATGTTCCCCAATGCTACGAGAAGCCCGTCACCATCGAAGCGCGTTGAAAGAGAAAACCATGAAATCATACAAGACATACGCGGAAGAATACGGTCTGGATATCGAAGTCGTCCGATGGGTGTTCAACCACATTCGCGTCACCCGATACGTCATGTCGGAACCTATCGGATACAAGATCGCCTTCAAATATCTCGGCCAGCCGGTTCACCTTTCATCGGAGCGGAAAACCGGAGTCGCCGAAAAATCGTTCCGGGAAATCGTCAATATACGAAGAAAAGCCATCACGACAGAAGCAAACCCGGAACTCGTTCCAGACAAGGATTAACATGCCGTTATTCACGCGCATAACTCTCAACCCAGTCAACCCGGACGTGCGCAAAGTGCTGCGCTCCCCCGAAGCGATTCACGCCGTGGTCAGCGCCGCCACCTCCGGCAGTAGCCGCCCGTTGTGGCGTTTGGACGGGGACAGGCTGTACATCGTCTCCGACCAGTTGGATACGGATCGGCTCG